ACCAGACACACTAGACTGATCATATGTGTACTCAGTAGCAGACAAGCTACGTAGTGATCCAAGAACTTCTTGGTCAATTTCAACTGTGATTTCTTGAGCCAATGCTGCCATGATTTCTGCTTCGACATCCAAACCATGCATGGCTTGTGCGTCTTGAGCAGCTTCGAAAGTCCAGCGAGCTGATAACTTACGAGTCTTGGCTTCAACGACTTGTTTCAAGATTTGTACGTTGATGCGGTTACCTGGCAAACCTTCTAATGAAGATGTTGAACCAGCTTTTCCGTTTGTTGCAGTACCACCGAATGAACCAGCACTTGCGCCAGTAACACCAGAGTAAGCAACAGCAATTTTGAATGGGCTTAGAGCTTCATCACCTGCTGTGGTACCTGTTGCATATTGGCTTGCGCTGTCAGTCATGGTATCAGCATAACGTACACGTAGTGTATGGATCTGAGCTACTGGACCAGTCATTGGCTGAACACCAACGATTTCGTTTGCAATAACTGTAGGCATAACACGACGGATCACTGGCAGAATAACACGGTTAAGTGTTGCTACGTTTGATGCTGATGTAGAACCAGCTGTAGCACTTTCTGCCAAATACTTGCGAGTGTTCTCAAGGATTACACTCATGGAGGTTCTTTTAGAACCATTTAGGCCTTCTAGCAGGGCATCTTTGGTTTCGCCCCAACGGCTTTCTAATAGTGCGGTTGTCATTTCTTTTCCTTCTCCTGTTTAGGGTTTATTTAAGCCCTGCTAAACGCTTGATATCAATCACGTTAGTGATCTGATCAGAGGCGCTGACTTTAGCAGCTTTATCTCCAGTTACTTGACTACGATTTTCGCTTAGAATAGCTTTCGCTGGTTTCTTGGCTGAACTGTTGTTAAGTACTGCTGGAAGATACTTTTCAAATGCATTCTGAAGTTTGTCAGTCTGCACACTCTCAAGAAGCTCGCGCATAACAGCGGACTTCTCTTCGTTCAAAGGTTTCAATAGATCGTTCAGTTTAGCCTTGCGATCTTGTGATTCTTTGATAATCTTAATTTCTTTTTCTTTGCTTTCGACCAGCATGGAAGTTTTTTCCATGACAGTTTTGGCTTCTTTAAGTTGGCGCTCTTTGCGTTCAACAGCGGCTTGCAGTTTAGCAATTTCTTTGTTCTCATTTAGGTGAGTAACAGCGAATTCACCAGCAAACGCTTCAAACAGTCGACGTCCAAACATGTTCTCACGAGCAACTTGGATGTCTTCTTTCAGCTGAACAAGTTCAGTTTCAAGATTGGTTGCGACAGCTTCTTTAACAAGACGTGCGCTCTTCTCAATGAACTGTGATTTCAATTCATCAAGTTTCTGCTTGGCTTCGCTTACAATACGTACACGAGCTTCCACAACTGCTTTTTTGTCTTGTTCAAACTCTTGGATTTCTTCAGCCAACGCTTTGATAACAAACTGTTCTAGACCCTTGATAGAGTTTTGATACTGCTTGCGATCTTCACGTAGTTCTTTGATCTCATCTGCAAGTTTGGTAACCATGAAATGGTCAAACTTGCCTGCGCTTTCAGTCATGTGACGTTTGAATTTCACACGGTCTTCAGCAAGAGCTTGTTTTTCATCTGCAAATTCTTTAATCTCTGCAGACAAAGCTTCGGTAACCATGTTGTCAAGAGCATCAACCATTACAGACTTGTCGTGCTCATAACGTTGAGCAAACTCTTCGCGCAGTTCACTACGAATGCTCTCGCGGGCTTCATTTAGCTTGGTTTCCCAGGCTTCATTAATAGCTGTACGAGTATCTTCGTTAATGATACCGGCATCTAACAATGGTTTGATAGCATCAAACATTATACCTTCTCCTATATTTTTAAGTCCTTGATCAAGCGAGTTACCTGCTCTTTCAAGTACTTTTGCACACGCTGGCTTTCGCCGACTTCTTTTGCATTTTCTAAAACGCGATGTCCATGACTCATGTTCATGAGACCTTCGTAGATCGCTTTAGGATATGCATGTGGCGCTGAGGGTTGTGCAACCACGTCCACAGTGATGATTTCAAAATCACTGACTTGCCCTGAGCCTTCGTTTACATTACCTGATCCACGACTGCTCACACCTAGTTTCACTCCGCTTTCTAACATGGTTTTCACCAGGTTGCCCATTGGAGTTGGTAGAATTTTTAGTTTACCGTAACCACAATGACCGTCCATCCACATATCTGTTATCATGTGACTTACGCGGTCCAAGTTGATTTTAAGATCGTCCGGATGATCTACTTCCCCTAGTACGGAGTAGCCACCTTTGATTTGTTCGTTGATTGTTTCTACGGCCTTAGATATTTCGTGAATGGGGTATACACGTTGGTTAGCGTTTTTCACGCCTCCCTCAATGCATATCCCCTTCATATAGAGGTTCTTACCTTTACCATCTTTGGAGTCCTCTTCTAGGAGCTCCATTCTGGCGTTATCAAAAGTAAGATTCTCTCTTAGGTACAAAGCCATATTATTGTCCTAGTTTATTTTGCTAAAGGACTGTTTTTGCTTACAGGTACTGAACCGTCAGTTGTCTGACCTTCTTTACCTTTAGCTTTGTCCCAGCTTGTTTCTTTTTTGCTATAGTAGTTTTGTGCGCCAGCATTGCCGCCTACTTTGTTAACATTGCGTTTAGCAACTTCGTGTTCTTGTGCGGAACCTTTTACAAATCCACCAGTCTTACCTTTTGGTGAGGTACCATCTGGGGCTTGCTCGCTTCCACCTTTAACGATATTAGCTGCGGTACCGCCCATGTCGTTTTTTCCTGCTACGATGCCTTGCTTGTTAACACCAACGCTGCCGCCTCGACCAACTTCATGGCCTTCACCAGCACCGCCTTTTTCAGCGCCGTGGCCGTCGCTTACTTTGTCAACATACTCACGTAGTTTTTCTGCAGAGGACATGTTACGACGAGATTCAGTTTTTGCTTCTTCGTCGTCTTCTTCCTCTTCATCATCATCTTTAGCAAACGGATTCACGCCTTTTTTAGGCTTGTCTTCGTACATCATGGATTCATTTTCTTCGTCATCCATGCCCATACCCATGTCGTCACTGCCCATGTCATCGTGCTCTTCTTCACCTTGCTCGTCTGACATTAGTGCATCAAATTCTGCTTTGAGTTCGTCAAGTGCTGACTCTAGATCCATAACGCGATCTTCAATGTCGCCTTCGCCGCCCATGTCATCACCCATGTCGTCGCCGTTCATGTCGTCCATGCCCATGTCATCGTCGGTGCCAATTTCGTCGTCACCTGACATGTCCATTTCGTCATCGGCTTCGTGCATGCCTTGTTCGTCGGTAGTGATTTCGTCTACCATGCCTTCAACTTTATCACCACCCATGTGCTGGTGCTGATCTTCGTCGTCCATCATACTTTCGTAGATGTCACGGCTTTTTTCTACTACAATCTCGTGAAACAATGCTTTGGCCTTGGCCTGTTCATCGTTTACAATATATTCAATTAACTTTTCATACTTGTTCATTTGAGAACTCCTTATAATATGGCTTGTAATCTATTTACATAAACACGTAATATTTCTAGTAATATCGGTGTTTTTTGAATGATTTTATTAGATAATTAGACTGAAGCTGGTGCGCCAGCCCCTCCACCGGCATCTGCACCGGCAGCTTTGTACTGTTTATTGACTTTTTTGAGTTTTTCTTCGTGCTCTAGTTTACGCACATCATTCATGATTCTCATGCGATTTATCTGCTCTAGACTCAGCCTAGTCTTGCGTAAATCACTAAGATTCATTACAGAATTATCGTCCTTTTCAGTACGACTACCTGCTGGTGCGGGTTCAAAGAGTTCAAAAACGTTCATAGTGTAGTATTTACCAAAGGGTAAATTTAAACACTCATTGCAGGTGGTGCTGATCCCATTCCTGGTGCTCCTCCAGCAGTTGGGCTGGCTGCGCCTGTTTCTGCCCCTTCGCCGGGTGCACCTTCTGCACCCATGTCGGGCGTTTCAAGATTATCCATGTCTGCTTGTATGCCACCTGGGCTTACACCAATGCTGCGTAATCCTGCAGGATCTGCTGGTGCGGCATCTACGTCGCCTTGTTCCTCAGCAAACATGCGCTCGTTTTCTGCCATTTCAGCTTCGCTTAGTCCTAGATAACGAGTGAGCAAGAAACGCTTGCTCAGGTAAGGAAACTGTTCTAGCTGTGTGAATGTGTTGATTCTAGCCATGTCAACTTCAGCCTGGCGATACTGTGCAAAGTTCTGTGGCTCATTGAACATGAGTTCAAACAGTTGGCCATCAATGTTTACGCCACGCCAGCGCATGAACAGCTTGAACTCTTTGTCTAGATTTTCTGCAATCATTTTCTGCAGTCTAACACAGTATTGATTGAAGCGCCATTCTTGTATCAGTGCTGTGCCTACTTTGCCGTCTGTGAAACTACCAGCTGCTCCGTCATCCAGTCCTGTTGGCAAGTAGCTGGATGGAATACGCAGTCCACGGAACAGTTTATTGGTAAAGAAGTGCAGGTCAGTTATCTCACCAAGATTCTGTCCACCTGGCAGGGTTTCCACTGTGCTTCCACGTCCGTCTGCCGTGGTTGGAAAGAAAAAGTCTTCGTTCGTGCTTAATGGATTGTATGTGGCATCCATCATGTTGGTACCACCACCTGTTTGTGTAGGTATTCTGCGCTGATGCACTTCGTTCTTGATTCGTTCCACAAATGCCATGGCCATGTGGCTGGGCATGTTGCCCACGTCAATCTTGAAGATCCTGCGCTCAGGAGCACGTTGCACACGATAGATAATGATAGCGTCTTCCAGCAGTTCTTTCTGCTTGAACACCTTGAACACGTTCTCTAGTACGGAGTTGCCAAACGGCCAGAACACATCTAGCCCTTCTGTTAAACTGATGTGTACAATGTGTTCTGCATTTATAGCAGCTTCGTTTTGTGCATGAGTAAAGCGGCTACCGCCTGCCATTGCGTTGTTGGGTTGCACATAGCTGCCAGTTGGACCACCAGACTGTGGATGATTGATATAGGTATCTGTTGCCGCAATAGCTGTGGCTGTGAGATTCACAAAGTTTGGATTCAGATCTTTAACTAGATACTGCTCTGGCTCTTTGCCTTCGCTTTCGTTAACAATAACCTTGGTAATCTTGCTCATTTCTGTCCAGAACAACTTGAACGTTTCCGGATCACGAATAAACACCTGATCTCCGTACTTGATAACATTACGGAAGATCTTGAACATGCGGCGATTCAGTTCGTTTAGATTACACCACTGTTCCAGTTGCTCTTTGATTATCTTGATTTCGTTATCGGTTGGCTTGTTGTGAAAATGCAGATCAAACGGAAGATTGTTGTCTTCGTTTACCTGTGTACTGAATTCAGCAATAATGTCTAATGCGGCATTTACTTCACTGTCCATATCCATTTGCTCGTATTGATTGTATCTTTCAATACGATTTGGATGACCAATATACAGTTCCGGAAGATTACTTTGATAATTCCTGTATCCTGGATCAGCCTGACGCCCAGCAATTGGACTGATGTTTTGTGGTAGATTGGTACCTTTAAAATATTTTTTCCAGGACATGTTCTTTTCTCTGTTGTGTATTTAAGTTAATTTACTCGCTGTGCAGTTTTCTTGGCAGCAACAGCAGTGTCGTTTGTGTTGCCTGCAATAGCGGCCAATTGCTGTAGCATGGAATTTATGGCTCGTTGTTGAGCCTGCATCAGATCGTTGGTGTATTTGGTATTGGTTGCAATGGTTTCGTAGATTGCTGCTTTTTCCTGTGCTGTTAGTTCTTTTTTCTGCGGTACTCCAGGTACATCCACTTTTGCTGGAGGAGTGGACTTAGCAGGTGATGTGTTAGTAGGTGCGGTTCCAGGAGGTGCCGCAGGTTGTGCAGGTGCAGCTGGTTTAGGTGTTTCTGTTTTATTACCAAATCCAGTTTTTTCTTTGATATAGCCAATGACACCAGCTGCTTTTTCAGATATGCTTTCATAAAGACTACCTAGTCCAGATTTCATTCCGCCAACTACTTTTTCTACACCAGCGGTAAGTTCAGGAAATGTTTGCTTAAATTTAGCTGCGGAGTCTTCTAAAAAGCCTCTGATCGTTTTGCCAGCCGAATCAAATTTTTTGCCAGCAGCCGCAAACAAGTTTTCTGCACCCTTGACAATCCCACCAATAACTGGCATCTGCTCAAGTAATCCTAGAGCCATGCTACCAACTTCTTTAGCACCACTGGTAAACATATTCCAATACTGTTTACCATCAGTTGCTAACCAATTTTTAGCTGTGGTCCATCCATCTGAAATACTTTTGCCAAACTTGCTGGTCCATTCTGTTATATCACCCCAGTGGCTCATTAGGCTTTCACCTAGATAGGATCCTAGCTCTTCCCCGCCCCATGCACCAATTGCACCACCAATCAGTCCACCAATCACGGTTCCAACAACAGGAATAACAGATCCAATGGCTGCACCTGCTGCGGCTCCTGCGATACCACCGCTTAGGCCACCGGCTGCGCTACCTACTGCTCCACCTTCTTCAATTCTTGCTTGTTCTGCAGTAATCTCTCCTGCTGCCTGTCTAGCTTCAATTCCTGCTATGTTGAAGCCAGCCATTGCCACTGTTAAAGCAGTACCTATCAATGGTATCTTGGTTCCTAACTTCTGGAACCCACCTTTCATAAAGCTCATGCCTTTACTCAATGTACTTGCTTCGTTTGCAACATTGGTAATTGCAGGACCTGACCTAGCTAGATTCTGTGCAATTTTTGCTTCTGTTTCTGCAAGACGACCCAATGGTTTGCTAGGATCGCCAATACGTCTAGATTCTGCTAGAGCATCAGCACGGCTCATTCCTGGATTTTTTGCCTGCAGATCTTTAGCACGTTGTGCTTCTGCCGACAAAGGGCGGGCTGTGTTTGTGGCAGTGGTGGTAGTGGTCGGAGTAGGTGGTGGTGCATCAGGTTTTATTTTACCCAGCCAGCTGCCAGTTTTGACCTTGTTCATTGCGGCTGTAAAACCGCCCATCATCAGACCCCGAACAATTGGTAACGCTATCATCAGCATGAGGATCTGTTCCATGCTTAGTGGCATACCTCCGCCTGCCATGTCACCTGTATAGTTTCTTGCTTCAAATGCACCTTTAAGACCATCATAGTGTTTCTTCAGCTGTACAGCAATGTCGCCAATGACATTAACAACCTTTTGCTGCATCTCTTTGGCAGCAGTTGCACCAACTTCAATGGCATCTAGTAGTGCCGCGGTAGGATCACCTGCTTTGGTAGGTTTTGCAGCCGTTTGTGTTTGTTTGTCAATGGCTTCTTTGCCTTCTTTGACTGCTTGTGCTGTGGTTTTCTGACTTTGACGATACATGTCACCCAAGCCTTTGGCAGCGTCACCAACATCACCTTTACCCGCCATTGCTGCCATTCCAATTGCCTGACCACTTCTTTCAATGTCTTTGGCAATTCGTGGACCCAGTCTGGCTTGAGTGTTAGCTACAGTCTCAACGCTGAATGCGTTATTTTTTAATTGTTTGTAGTATTCTTCGCCAGCAGCTTTAACTCCTCCACTCTGCGCTTCCATGATCGCACCCTGTTTGTTAATCACTGAGCCATAGACCATGCGCTCACGCAAGTTACGAGCTTCAAGGTCTGTCATCTTGGCCATGCCAGCTTGAATCTTAGCTCTCTGGTCTGGGGTCATCTTGGCCATTTGCAACTCAAATGCCAACTCCATGTTTTCTTTCTTGCGCTGATCCATCTTGCCTTTAACATCTTCATCACTGAGTGATTTTAGTAAAGCAAGATTTTTAGCATATTCAGCTGTGGTTTGCGCTACCTGCGCATTGGTAACATTTTGACCACCGGCACCTCTTCGCATTTCGCCTAGTGTTTCTGCTGCCATACCAGCTTGTTCTTCATAGCTGAAACCTAGTGCCAACAATTGACGATCCATGTGTGCAAACTTACCAGTGGTGCTGGCAAACATTTTAGCAACTGCACCCACTCGTTGGGTGGCTTGTCCAATGCCTAGCCCAGAACTAACCAATGCTTCTTTGTGGTCAACAACCACTTTGGTCATTTCTTCAAGTCGTAGTTTAGTGCCATCTGTAGCATTAATCATGCCTTGCATGCCGTTTGCAAATACTAAACCAGCACCGGTCATTGCCATGTGCGTTTTAATCAGCTTGTTGCCTTCTTCAACCAGTATTCGTATGCCTTGCTTGGCCAGTGTTGCATTTGCTTGAGTCACTGCCTTGGCACGCTCAGCCATTAGATTGAGTGCAAATCCAACTATTGGTAGTATAACACCACCCATCTGACCAAGAGCACTGCCTGCTTGTTGAGCTGCGTTTGCCATGGCATCGCTGGCGGCAGTTACTTTATCAATGTTGGCTTCAACAGCGGCACCAAACATGGAGAACCCGGTGGCTCCTTGCGACACCATCTGCATCAAGTTTGCTTGATATGCTGCTTCTATTTTTATTAGTTCATTTTCTAAGCCAGCAAAAGTGCTGATGAGTCCGCCAACAGATGAACCAAGTGCGCGAGCGGCCTGTGCATTTACTTCATTGTTGGCTTTTTGTTGTTGCAGATTCATCAGTGTAGCTCTGGCTTTGCCTGCTACTTCTTCATTGCCTGCTTTTTTAGCATCTCTA